CTTGATTGATTCGACAATTTATTCTTGGTTTTCCAGTGCGTGGCCTAGAATCAAAATTTGTAACTGCTCTTCAAAGCAGTCCGAGAGGTGCACCCACACGTTCATTTATAATTAAACGATTATGTACATTGAAACAAACCGCGCAGTATTCGACAGAATATCCCCTGAGGCGTCTAACCGTCTGTCCCGCTTGTTAGATGGCATTGTTAAAGGCAACGATGAAGTTTTAGTCACTCCCATGGCTGAAAGAATATCGCCTGAAGATATCTTTGTAGGTTGGTTGGATATCTTTGATGATAATGCTATGAAGATGAACGGACCGTTAAGAAAATTAGAATCTGAACAAATCTCAAAATATGGCCCACGTTCTATAGCCGTACCGTGGAGTGAGAGAATAGATGGTGTTCTTGATTATTTTAACGTAGATCAGAGCGAATCTCTTGAGCAGCTATGTAACGATATTAGATTTAACATATCGATTAAGAATCCGCATAGGCTCAGACCACTATCTAGAGAGAATGCACTTAAGTATATTAAACGTAATACCAATGCTGGTTTACCTACGCTGCAAAAGAAAGGAACAGCCATTTTAAATAATGAAATTGGTAGTCCGGACGAATGGCCTTGTGTCCCGTTTACACGTACTCAAGAGAATGAAAAGACGCGAACTGTTTGGGGATATCCTTTGGCAGATGTTCTTGACGAAATGCGCTTTTATAGACCTATTCTTGAGTATCAAAGAGATATGTACTATAGAGCAGCTCTCCGCAAAGCTGAAGATATTGATAGAGCAGTAACTGCTTTGATAGACTTTGCATTACTTACCGAAAGACAATTAATAAGCATCGACTTTAGTGGATATGATGCAAGCGTTGGTCCTGCCCTTCAAGGTATAGCTTTCTATTATTTTGAGCTTCTCTTTCAAAATAATAATAAGGAAGAGTTAATTCAGCAATCTTCTAGATTCCGAAGTATCCCATTAGTTACTCCTAGTGGTACCTTTACTGGCAATCATGGTATTCCATCTGGTTCTGCTTACACGAATGAAGTAGGTTCAGTTGCACAACACTATGTGGCGCATTCTTTTACAGAAGAAATTAGATTTGATCAACAACAGGGAGATGATGGAGTTTACGCTGTGTATAATTCCGAAGGCTTTAGAGATCACTTCCGTTCTTTCGGTTTGGACGTTAACGATGATAAGTCCTACGTTACCGATGATTATGTAGTTTACTTACAAAATCTATACCACGTAGACTATCGGGATGAAACTGGTATCATTCATGGAATCTATCCTACATTTAGAGCTCTATGTAGGCTAGTGTACCAGGAGAGATTCAACGACTTCTCAAAATTTGACATAAGTGGCGTTGATTATTACGGCATCCGCACTTTAGCAATCCTAGAAACGTGTAAGTATCATCCTTTATTTGAGGAGTTCGTGACGTATATTTGGGGTCTCGACAAATATAAATTAAACGTGAGCGACCAAGGTATCTCTGCGTATGTTAGAATGCGCGAGATTCAAGATGGTAAAGACGTTAGGTTTACAGAGTACAAACGTGGTGACTCAACTTCTATTAAAGATTTTGCTTCATATAAACTAGTAGCCAAGCTTAACGGAAAATAATTTCGGGTCGTATCG